GGTACTTACAGCAAATGCTGTAAGCCCCCCCGACTAATGTCGTAAGGTACTTACATACTATTCTAGAAAAAATAAAATCTTTTTGGATTTTCTTTTATTACTTATGTTAAATTTTTGCTAACAAAAATTTTAAACGCACCCACTGAGTGGGTCAATAGAACTAACGATGGCGCTGCGAGTATACCTCTTACCACCGAATTATTATTTATACGTAAAGAAAACTAATAATTAAAATTACTTTACGAAGTAGTCTACTACTTATTTATATACTTGTTGAAACCTATCAAAACGTTAAAACAGTGAGAAGGTTTGTACCACAGATAACTTGACGGGTCTAGAACTCCAGTAATGAAATCAGTCCTAGACATATTTCCCATAACGTACGCTTCAGTACTGTTCCAGATCGGAAACTGCAGACTAATACGACCGTCTGTGGTCTCCATCTTCTGACCGTCTCTTATTGCGTCACTTAACACATTCAGAGAGTAAAGCATACCTTTCATTATCTTACTAATGGTATGACCTTCCGCCACTTTGTTTCTTGCCACATCACAATCGTAGAAGAATGGGTAACAACCACTAATAGATCTGCATACGCTGGCGATATCATCCAACAAATCCAAGTCGTCGTCTAGAAGATCAGATAGGTCACCGGCAGCGATGTCACAAAGAAATATGTTTTTGAGATTTTCGTCTTCATTGGTTGTTCCGTGGTGTAGGATATTTATTATACCATCTGCATCTTGTGCAGAAAGAGGAAGTAAACGGCGAATTTTCCTAGTGAGCTTTGGTATTTCCAAGGCCCAGATGGACATCGAAGACAAAGTCATAAAGTAAGACAAATCATTTAGTAAACTTCCGAGTGTGTCCATTTTAATAGCAGACGAGTTCAAACGGTTTTGTGATAATATGCAACAGAAAAACATATGACTCATAGTTTTTCGAGAACACCCAAACCCCCACTCGATTGCTCTAACGCATTGTGTATTGTTTTCGACGACAGATTCTGTGCCTGTTTTAAGGCAATTGTCGAAGCCATCATCTTCGCCAAGACGGCTGATAAACCGTCTTTACCCGCATCAGGAATGACACCATCGACTACGTACGGGTAGAAAGCAGGAGGTACTCCCCACTTACTCATCAACTTTAAGTTGGGTTTTATCATCCCACTGGTCAACCAATATACTATACTGGGAGAAATAGCCCTCATAAATCTCCGCAAGGCGTTCGGCATCGGTGTCCCAGAGAATGGGTTTGTAATTGATTCTCTCACACGACCGTAAGTAAACACACCTTCTTTTCCATCCATATTGATAACAGCAGGTTCCACATCATCGGCTTTTGTATTCATTGAAGTCATCGCCATCACCAAAACCTGACCGACTCCCACCATCGTGGCTGATATATATTTACTTTCAGTTGAACCCCATACTTCATTGCAAAGTTTAGTGATTGACGGGGAAAGTTGTTTGAGTTGTTGTCTACTCATGACTCCCGGAGGTGTAGCTTCAGACACTTTGAACTGACTATTCGGAGGTAACACAAAAACGTTTGTGTTAGGATCTGAAGATAATAAAGTGTTTATGTCTAGTACTGCATTGGTTCCGTAAGGTGTTCTTCGTGTATCTCTGCTAGATATACTCGGGTCTGGTTTTCTCCCATCACCTCGTTCGGAGTTACTATCTGAATTGGTTGGGTCTGGTTGTCCTGTACCTCCAGAAGCTGATTCCCTATCGTAAGTACCAGTAGGTTTTAAACCTTGTATTCTCAACACGTTGTTTCTAATATGTGTTGACTCGGTACCTGACCAAATTAAAGCATTAAATTTCTCTTGGTCTTCTTTAGAAATCGATTTCACATTATGTATTGGTTCAGTGATAGAAGAAGTAAATAAGGTAATCTTTAGTCTCTCATCGGAGTTCCACGTACTCGCGTTTTTAGCATAGATTTCTTTTACTTTTTCGTACTCTTCGAAAATCTTCTTTAAGTTCTCTGTAGATGGATCTGCCATTGTGCAAAATCAAGAAACACTTTCGAACTTTTCCTGTGTACAATATCTGTGGTAAACACTAGTTCACAAAAACCACGAGTTTAACACACGTGATAATAGAAACAAACTCTAAGTCACTTCTAAATAATACCATCACACGACCTCAGGTCAAGGTGAACAATAATAAATTTTTGTCACCGATTTTCTCTTCTGTCAACTCCACTAGCTTGTTCACCAAAGTTTTGTAGTCTTTGAAGAGTTTCTCGTCTATTTCAGTCATAAGTCTTTGATTAGAACAAATCACACCAAAGTAGTGTTTTTCACCCTGCTTACCAACAAAACTGAAATCAACGTACCTTTCCTCTTCGTTGTCGAAAGTGTCTAGTTGGTCTGCAACTAATTTCTTAATTGGAAGTTCTAAATTTCCATAGGTTAATTTCAAGTCTGTGTCTGGTAGTAATGTGTCTTTAAGACTCAAATCACTCATTTCACTCAGTTTACTTAATTCAGGTTGTGAAACGACAACTGGTTCAAAGACCGACATACATTTTGCGTAATCAGTTATGTATACTTCATCAAACTCGTGAGCCCTAATTTTTTCATACCAAAAGTCTGGAGCATCCCCACGTTGTTTAGAACCACAAAGAAAATTACTTCTTTTGTACCTGCTATGAAAAGTTAGACCTTTGTCGAAATTTAACTCCAAACAAGCTCCCAAAGTCAACATGGTAAAGACTATTTGTGCTTACTAAACCGCAAATTTAACACAGCAAGATAATGTCTTTCGACCTCACTTAAGCGATCTGCTGGTAAGAATTTTGAATAATCAAAATTCACGGATAATGGTAAATCATAAAGGTCTTTCCAAATCATATTACCTGAAGTTAGAACTCTGTTTTTACTAATTTTTCTGGCCAAAAGAGCAAATGAACCCATAAACCTTCTAAAAGTGTTTTTGTATACATCGTCGAATCGAGCACAAACTTCGAGAACCGGACTCACATCACATAGATATTTCGTACTACCGAAGTTAACTTCGAACTTTTCCCTAGGTTTCACGATCCTCTCTTTGTTTGTTCTTTGAAGTATTGAATATAACACGACTATTGTCAAAGCTCTAACTGGTGAAGGAATAGGTTTACACCGATTCCTAAAATCTTTCATAATAACATCGAGAATTTGTGAAAAACAATCTTCACTAACATACAATTTAAAACCTCGATCTCGTATCATTAAGTTTGATAATAACATTTTATTGGTTAAAATCTTTGTGTCTACTGGAATATCGTCTCCTTTCACAAACGGTGTCATAGACAAAATGTCGTCGTATGTAGTGGGAGATAGGTCTCCATAAAGCAACTTTAATGTAGTTCTACTACTTTCAATTAAACTCTCTAACCAGTGAACTCTATTGTCATAGTTGTCGTATTTCGGTCTTAATAGTTCGCACAACTCAACTAACACCGCTACTACTCCCGAAAAGGACGGTATAGTCGTCCTACGCGAAAACAACAGTTTTAGAGCACTCTCATACAAAGGTCTATACACGAATCTCTTTGTAGAATGACTAATGTCACTCGACTTTATTCTTTCTATCGTATACAAATCCGCAGCTCTTTTACACCTTTTCGAAAAAGTCTGAACATTACTGTCACCCCTCTTCTTCAGAACCACGGTACTACTTAGATCTATAGCTTCACTTATCTCTAATAAAGACACCAGCCGTCCGGCACTTTCACTACAAGCGGTTAAAACTCTTTTGACAGTGGGGTCGTGTTTTGCTAAAGACAAGGCGTGGTTTTCGATTTCTGTCACCGATGGTCCTAAAAGAGAACCTTTTTCTTTGGACAAATCGGAAAATCCTCTTTTCTCCAATTCTGAATAATTTACTTCGACTATCTTTTTACTACTTCGACGAAAATTTTCTTCACTACCTTGATAAGATTTCATGAGGTTTAACCTCATTAAGTAGTCATATAGAAAATACTCCGACCACCTGAAACTGGCGTCGGGTAGTCTCCGGTCACTATACTCGCGGTGGAAATCGTTTATCTCTTTAGTCACATCTCTCTTGTTGAATACACATCTTAAAATGTTTATATCTGGATCTGAAATCGCCATTTTCACGACGTATTTTTATCAACTAAATCGTCGATTTTCTTGCATACATTATAAGGGTCAGTATCACTCAGTGTGACCGTACTTCCTAAGACTTTACACACGTCTGTGGCATAAGACATTAGACCATCGTTTCTGTACTCAACATCAGGATCGGAGTAGTTGTACTCATTTGGTTTCAATCTACCTTTAGGTAAAAATTTGTTTTTGATTTGTTTACCAAAGACTGAAACTACTAAAGATCCATCCCTTCTAAGCTCACACCTAACTGGTACTGTGCCTGCTTTCTCGATAAGAACGGAAGACGTGTAAGTTGGTTCGTTCATAAACGCCAATGGGTGTTCTCCTTCATAAACATCTATCCTCATATTCCCACCCGAAAATCCGTAGTTTATTTCTGCCGTTGAGGGCACAACTTGTCCCTTACCCACGACCACCTTAGCTTTTAACCCAACTATTTCATCTAAAATAGCGTGAGATAGTGTGTCAACTAGCACTAGACCCTTATTACTGACAAGTGAGTCAGAATAAACTTTAGCACCAACCGCAACTGCAATCCGAAAAGTGTTGTTGTCGAACACAACTCTCTTCACACCCCTGCAAGTTGCTACAGCATCTCTCAACAATGGAATAGCTGATGAACCCCCGACCATAACGACATTCACTCCGATATCTACTAGACCATTTCTCTCCAACAATTGTGTGAGTAGTTTAGTACTGCGAATTTTAAAATCTTCCATCACAACGAGGAAATCCTCATAGGAAAACTTAACTTTGTGAACGTCATCTTTGAACCAAATTGAATGATCTACAAACCGCTTTTCAGAACTACAATCTAATTTGACGTTACTACACTGACTTAATATATCTTTCGCAGTTGCTCCTTGTATTTGGGGAAAAATCTTTTCAGCGATAGCCGCATCAATGTCTCTCCCTCCCAAGAAGAGATCCCCTGCGGTGTCTAGGACAGTCGCACTTCGACCGTAGAGACATAAATATGAAACATCGAAAGTCCCACCACCAAAATCGTATACTGCAACGTGTTCTGCCTTGTTTGAGGAGACTAACTTCAAAGCACTATACAGCGCTGCTGCTGTTGGTTCATTTACGACTGCGATTATTTCCTGATCTAGAAGTTTTGAAGACTCCAGTAGGAAGGATCTTTTATATGAATTATAGTCTGCGGGTACAGTGCACACTAAACTCACTACATTTTCACCGTATTGATTTTCAATAGCGACAGAGATACCACGCACAAATAAAGCGATTAAATCAACTACTGTCACATACGGACCTTCTGACGAACCCAAACCAGATAAGGCAACGGTAAAATCGTCTTCTAACCTGACGTTGTACTCTCTAGAACTTAATTTTGTTTTATATTCATTGAAATTATATTTATTCACACCCACCCACCGTTTTATATCTTTGTATAACCAACCGTCATCAGATTTTGTTTTTAAGTTCGTTTCGTATTTAGCGGAAGCGGCATTTCCAATGAAAAAGTTTTTCGACCTGTCAACATAGACATAAGTCGGTTGGAGGTCATCACCAAATAACTTAAGTGTTTCGATTTTGTTATCCGATGCAAAAAGAGCGGCTGTTGAAAAGGTAGTACCAAAATCTAACCCAATATTCATATATATGTGTGTCTTTCACCCGCTTGATTGGATTTGCGACTTAACGCTTTAATTTGTGGTACGATAATATAGATGACCAGAACAGTCGCACTACTAGATAATAATACAGCGAAAAGTAGAGCTAATATAAAGGAAAAAGCACTGCATTGCCAAATTGAACTACTCATCGAGATCTCTCTCACACTAAATTAAGAGCGTTAGCTTTATCAATCAATTCTAGTGCGTTATGAGTCGTTTGTCTTTTATGACTACTACTCTTCAGTGCTACCAGTTTAGCAAGCAGATTTGCAAAAACAGCGTCTACACCATGCGTCACAGTATTTACCATAGAAAAATCAAAACAATACGGGTAAAATTTCTCAGGAATACCGTACTTAGCTATCAGTTTAACATTCGGTTTTATATAACCTCTTATCATTAAGTCGATACATAGGTCTGAACAATGTCGAAGGAAAGTTCGTACCGGATTTGGGTACAACGTGTTATCTAAGCTCTTCTTAATCACCGTACACACCTCCGCGTAATTGAATTTTGGTACGAATCCATCGCTATAAGTTAACGATGTCACCTCTCTCACTGTTGCTGCATCCCCCGTGGTGTGTAGAATCGCCATTTGTAGAAAACAGACCATGCACTTATTGATAATTAACTTATCACTCTCACCGTGTTTTTCCTTGAAGAAGTTTACTAAGTTATTAGCTACTTTCAGTAAATCTGGAGTTGTGAGCAAACCAGGTACACCGATAGTGCTGACAGTTGGTAGATCGTCCACTCCTTCTAGTAGATCATAAAACGACGTGTTTTGTAAACCGAAAGTTTCGTTCATTTTTGAACTGACTGCAGATGGTAAAGGTTTTTCGTATTCATTTGCGGAAGTCTTTTGAGATTCGGGTCCTCTCCCATTGGTTTTCTCTCTCTCGTCTCGACTTGTTGAATCTGATTTATCAGCGATTACTGGTTTGGGTAAAGCTGGACGAATCAGTTTTTCAAAAGCGTCTCCGAGTTCATCTAAACCGACTTCGAAAATATCACCTGTTGATTTGTTTGAGGAAGTGTTCCTAGCTAACGCAGAGGTATACTTAGTGAAAGCGAATGGTTCACCTCGACGTTTTTCTACCTTGATCGGATTAGGTAGACCTCGAAGGTAAGGACACTTCACCAACGGATTACTTAAGTCATTTGGTAATTCGATCTGAACTTCGAAACCAAAAACTACAGGTTGATACGGTATCGCCTTTATAGTACGTACAACTTCGGTACCGTTGACAGTGAGAAAGAACTGAGAAGCATGATGGTTGTAAAGACCGATCGTTACTTCACTAGACCCTCCCGGTCTTAGAGGTTTCCACTCAATGTTTGCGGTTGGAGTCAAGTATGAAAAGTTTCCAGCAAACCAGGAACCAACCATTAGTTCTAAATTTTCTTTATTTGAGTTTTTCCTTACGAGACATTCGAGATTTAGTTGTTTACCACCGTACCAAACTTGTAATAAAATGTGACCTTTAGTCATTTTGTGAAAAGGGTACGGTATGGTAAGTTCAAAACTATCATAAAAGTTTTCAGTCGTTCTCCAAACGTCGTACAATCGATAAGTCTTATCGAGTTTGTCGTAGTCTGTCATTGGTGCAGAAGTCATCTTTAAGAAAAATTTTTATATCTAAAAACCTTTTTGAAAGATAGAACAATAAGTAAACCGACGGACGCACAGCGACCCGTCAGAAAAACCCTAAGAAAGTTACTCTAAGAATTTACAAACCACTGCAAAACACTACGAGAATGTACAAAACCCAACATAGACCACCCTAGTAAGGAATTGTTGGGAAAAACTACCCGACTCACAGGACTTAACCAACCGGATAGAAACGGAACTAGGAGAAACTACCACTACCAGGAGCTCGCCGCCTGCCACAGCAGTCCTGAGAACCCAAAGAATATGAGCTAACTCCAGGCGACGAGAAGAACTCGCACACGAGCTTCATATCTTTGCCTTGTTCGAGCTACAAGTGGTGCGCGTTTACAACCATGACAATACATGGTGGGTACGACACCCGGGAGACGACTTAACTCCCTAAACCGTTTATCTCTTGTTAAATCAAGAGAAAACTCAGAGGAAACTTCAGAGTTTGGGGTTCGGATACGTTTTTCATAAGGTCCCTGGAGACCACCCCTTGAAAGAAAAGAAGCTAGACGCAAACCTAAATAAAAAATAGTAATAAATAACTTGATGAATTGAATAAGTTGATGAAAGAATGAACAGGAAAGAGAAAAAGGAAATGTTTTTGTTGAGCAAGCATGGGGTACAAGTTAGATGAACTCGAATCCAAATGCTGAGCTCGTTTTCTTATAAGCTAGCCGAGAATATTGATCAAAATTCGCCCCGATACAATGTATTGCACAAGCGGCGTCGTAAACGTGTTTTGAAGGACCATATTTTTCTTGATGATAGTAGGCCAGGAGACAAACAACGTCGTCCCTACCAAACCACTTGATAGTGTCCTTGAAAGACTCAAAAGTCTCCAGACCCTCCGCCTTCGTCCTTGCAAACACACGTCCCAACTTCGTCACCAACTTAAAGATGTCCGGAACAATAAAGATCCTATCCTCGGTATTTATTATGTACTTGCTACAAAAGTATGGAGTTGCAACAGGTGTGAACTTTACGTCGAAGCCCAACTCCAAACTCAACTTAAAGAAATCAAAATATATAGGATCGCGTGACAATACCAATGAATCATCTCCAGAAAAACACACGAAGGTATTCGGGTCAAAATTCTTGACGTAAGCCAGTAACACCATGTTCACAATTGTGTTACCTAACCACGTGTTCGAACCACCTGTCCTCCTCTGCGCGTCTACCGAAACTGTTAAACTTTTATCGAACGTACTGCACACGCTTTCGTACTCACTACTATACCACCAATTCAAAACCTCCTCATCAACACCCAAGCGACGAAGTACCATTTCCTCAATCTGTTTTATCAAAGGACCTTGAGATTTGTCAAATTTCGATATGTCCACTTCAGAACAAAACAGATTTTGGACTTTGTTGTTCAAACCATCATTGAGGTATGTTTCAAACTCGTCTTGTGACATACCAGTCGCGAGTAAGAAATTGCGTTTTAAGACACGGTGAAGCCTCTCAACTGTTTGACAGAAAATGTGAGAAAACAAGGCATTCACAGAACTTCGATGGTAAACTATATTTTGGCCACTAGGTACACTCGAGAGCACAGAATCATCCAGTTTCGGTTTAGAATCCGTTTTTAGCATCAATTTGAAGCTAGTGAGATCATTTTCTGGAATCATCTGTGTGGTCATATCCTTCAAAACGTTATTGAATCTTCGACCATCTCGCTTATCTAACCACTCACCCACACTTCTCTTATTGAAGGTGATCTGATCGGGCACTTCAAGAGAAAGTTTATCATAGTCTATATAATTATCAAAGAAGTTATCTACCATCCGTCTAGCCGTCATATCTGAACACAACCTGTCAGCCCCAGCGTCACTTACAAAGTTCCTTGCCTCGTACGTCACAAGATTTTGCTTCAAGCGATTAAGCTTCTTACTACCAATAGATGACCTAACGACAGGAATTACCACATCGCCTCTATCCACTTTCAGAGTGCCCTCGCAGTCTCTAATAACGACATTATCGACTATCGAGGAGAAATCAGAAAACTCCTGACACTCATTCAAATGGCGAAACTCAATGGAAGTGGTCCCACTCACGCAATCATCTAAAAAGTAGTTCAAAGCTTCAAGATGTGCTCTTGGTGCTCTGCTTATTGGTGTGGCGTCACGTACTGAACCTTTAGGCAAGGAACTGTAAATGTTAGGAACACTGCTCATATTGAATACCCGAGAACAAGGACTCCCCAAAGTTCATCATTGTCCTTATTTCTCTACCAATCCCATCGAATAACCTCTTAGATATACTATAATACCTAGCCCCAACAGTGTGACGAGACAGAGCGACAATCTCGTGCCCAGTCATCGTAAACACTGAATCTTCAGCAGCCTTCAGCCTTATTATCTTAACAAAAGGGACTGTCTTCCCCTGAATCTCATGAACTGTATTAGAACTTACCTTCAACTTTCTCGCCCTAGCCTCATTACTGACCGCGTGCTTTTCGTCTTGTGTGAAAGTTACAAAGACGTCTCCATTTTCCATATCCACATCTGTTATACTAGATATCGCTTTGTAACTCACAGATCTGTCTGGTCGACTACTGTTCCCTTTCTTCACCCCAGCCGGATAACACAAATTTCCGCGCTTGTCTCTCTTCTCCGACAACATGACACAAACATCTGAAGGGCATCTGTAGGAGACATTCCGCTTGATTACCTTAAACTTGTCGGTCTTGACAACACCGTTTTTACAAGCAAAACTCTGGAGACGGTTGATAAAGGGGATCTGTTGACTATCACCGTACAGGTATACCTCATCAGCCCCAGCCAACACTGCACAAATCTTTAACTCTCCCGCATGCACTAGGAAACACTCATCAATACAGACAGTGTCGCACTTCCCGGCTCTCAAACTGTTCATCACACGAGAGTCGATCGTCCTCGCATATCGTACCCCTTCCGTCCTCCTCTCAGCATTTAGCTGTTTGTTGATGTCAAGACTGGATTCCAAGTTTGCCGTCAAAATACATGTGCGGTAGGGGTTACTTCTAAATCTCGTCAACATGTTGGTAGTCTTACCTCCACCAGGTGGCGTATCCTCCAAGACGACGACTGAACTTGAAAATCTTTCCTCAAAATCATAAAACTTCCCAAGTTTCATGCAATTTGCCAACAACCGAAACTGAATCCCCTTGAAAAGTTCAGAATCAACACAAAAGAGTCCGTTTTGGTCCAAGGACTCGGCGATGTCTTCGGTCCGTACAAATTTCCCCGAACTCAAGCTGAATACCATGAAAGCATGAGTGATTAGTTCCGATTCCCCATCAATGTGTACGGCAACTCTGTGTTTGTTGAACACGCACAGGTCTTTGAAGAGTGTCTTTATACCCGCCGGGAAGGCACCACCTTTAAGTAGGATATTTCTATTGTTGTAGACCTTCCTGTACCTTTCATACATCTTAAAACACACGTTGGCGAGCAGTAAGACATATTCTGCTGAGCACTGATCCGTTAACCTGTCGGGTAAACAGTGAGGGGGACAAACACTACTTTCATTTATGGCATCCCACGGTCTCTCAGCCAACATCCATTCACAACCTGGGGGTAAAAAGGATCGCATCACGGACACGAGCGTGGTTTTATCTACCTCCTCCGACTTTATTTCCACAGTCGGTAAATCTCCTGCAGCGTAACCCTTCAAGTTATCGACCACGCTGTCATCCTCTCCATTGACTTTACCACTGCTTTCAGAAGAACATACTGGTGTATGAACACGGTCATCGTCGAAACACTTATTTTCACACTTATTCACATATGTGTTTGACGATGACACTGCTCCACCAGCACCTTCGACTTTGTCAGCTTGATTCGCAGTGTTAAAGTTTCCTCCATCCGAAACCTTCTTCCCGCTGAAATTATTTGAATTACCTTTAAAGTCTGGTGAACTTGAACGACTAGGTAACCCCATAAAACCACGAGAACCCAGAATCGAAGGACGCAACTGCTTTCGCAGAGTTACCGAAACTCGTCCATCGAAATTACTCCTTACCATGTGTTTTGCGATTTTCTGTAAACCTGCCTTCATTATCAATACGGATCGATCCAATAAACTGAAGCTTCTATAAATGTTCCCACTTTGGATCGAAAATACTGCCTGCCCATTGAAATTGATAGTGACAATACTATCATCATGTGAGTAGCAGGGCTCATCATCCGCGTGCCAAGACACGTAACCCCCCAACGTATACCGCTGCACCAAAGCTGTGTTGAAGTCTCCGAAACAGTCAACCAACTTATCCAACTCCTTTGCCCAGGGTAAGACCACATAACTTACTTTGTCGTGACCGTAAGCATCTCCACTTTTACTGAAAAACCATGCGTCTCTTCCGCGTAATTTTAATGAAGTGAACTTGTTTAAGTCCAAGTTAGGGACCTCACCTTCCAACTTTCCCACAACCACCATACCATCTTCATTGGTTTTTGAGAATTTCAAAGAACTTGAGTTTTGTTCAACAGCCGGTGGTTTGGGCAGCGATTGGATATCTGACTCTACCAAAGTGTTCTTAAGGAAGTCGTCGATAGTGGTAACTGACAACTCCTCATAAGAGTTTTCTGATTTATCCTTACCACTAGGTCCTACCAACTGTCCCTCATCCAACTTCTTCTTTCCTCGCAACCACTTCTTGTTCAGCTCCAACCCCTGGAGACCTTTAAACACCGCTTCAGCATCATATTTTGGGGTTTGGGAAACAGTGGGTGGTTCAAACTCTTCCAAGAAGGTATTAATGATATTCTCTTGATCATCAAAGATAGGAACACCTTCAGTATTAGAAACATTTTCTGGTAATCTGACGTCTTGTTCTGAGGGTTTTTCAAAATTGGTCGAGACGGTGGGAACGTGGTTTTCTCCTTTCAGGATTTCGACTACGACATCTTGAGAACCCGACTGTTTCTTCTTTCCCACAACCAACTTTTTCACGACCGAATCTTTGGTCGTCTCCCAAGTGCATTCATACCCGGACCATTGGGCGGGCACACATCTTTTTCTCCCAGAATTCGGGGCGTAGTTATCCCAGTTTGATACCCTACGTTCAGAAGAGGGTTTTAAAATAAATTCCATAGCATTAATGGCTTTACCCCGTGCTTTTGCCCCACCGACTGGGAAGGACGCACTACGCATTCCAAAGTCACCCTTGACGATGCGAAAAAGACTTGCGAGAAAACTTGTGGACAGAGTTTTCACCACGTTATCTTGGTTCTCGCTTGTCAAACTATCGATGACTGTTGGTTTGAATTCCGCCTTTCTATCTTCAACGATCTTCTGGATTATGTCCTGCCCGGAGTTGTTGACTTTCACCAGATCAATGGAGACATCTTCAAGTTTCTCAGATGACTTACCATTTTCCGCTTTCTTGACGGCCCCTTCAAGAAAAGCCTTCGCCAGGTCATCAAGAGACAAGGTGTCAGCAAATCCTAATTTAATGAGATCGGAAAGTTTATCTGGTGAGTTTACTTTCAAATAGTCCACCATGCTCTTGGACAGATTCTTGAGAGCCTTACTACTGGTCAGATTTGTAGCTTCAGAGGTCTCCCGCTGTAGAATCAACCCTATGTCATTCCTATCCCCTCCTGAAATGGCCTTAAGAGGTACATCAATTTTTGTTTCAACCTTTTTCAGGGGCGACTCCATCGCCATGTAGACCTTGTACACTTGGGGGTCAAAGTACTTTAGAAAATTTAGCTTTGCTCCGTAGATCTTTTTCCCAATAGAGTTGGTGAACCTTCTACCAACCAAGTGTAGCATCCCCGCCAACGACCCCTTTTCAGACAGGAAATCTTTTGTTGCGCCCAAGGCGAGATTTCTTTTCCTGACTGAATCCGTCAAAAGAACGGCCGCCAAAATAGGTAAATAAGTGGAATCAATTTCAACTTTCGAATGTACGGTACGAGAACCAACGATCAAGTGTGTCTTTTGAGATCGAATGTTCGTCACCGTGTATTCAAAGGTACGCTCATTCACACCTGCTGCCACATTCAGCAGGTACGACTGTACTCTTTCCACAAAGTCACCGTCCAGATACATATCCTTTACCTCATACCCGAATGCGGTTGGGACAGGTAAATTACAGAAGTACATCCCGTTCAGAGAGGAATCGTACCTCCTCAAGGTCGACGGTGTAGCCAAACTAGAGGAGGACCTTAGGACACGGAAATACTTATAGCCCAACCTATCCCCTTCGTAACAAACGTCGTAAGTTTTCCCCAAAGTAGAAACTACTCGATTGGTCGTTAAATACTGAACCAACGTTTGTCTACAATGCATATAACTGTCACCTGTGTTACCAATAAAATAGGTGACAGTTGAATGGTCCCATCTAACCACGGTGTTGAGACTTTGTATGTCAACCTCCCCACTTTCCTCAATTAATTCCGCCGGAAGAATTAGTGCTACGTTCGTGAACACCGTCTTATGTTTATCCATCCCATCAACTAAAGAAAGTAAACTAATATCATACACATCCACCATGTACGCTGAGAAGGCTGGATGACTGCACTCCTCAAACCTAGCGCTACAACTAGAAACACTATTTACACTTTCTCCCACGGAAGTTGTCCGCTCGACATTATCTGAATGAAGAGTTTTCAGACTGTCAGCTAGATCAGCCACCCGTCTAGTCACATCCTTACCACTCAAGGTAGGGTTGCATGTGTGAACATTCGAGTGGCCCATCTTTCTATGAGCTTGCGGACAACCACCGATGTCGATGGACTCACCAACTGCGCCGTAGCAATGAAACAATGCGTTGAATGCCGTACGGACGCAGTAGCACATCGGGTGTTCAGACCTCGAGGAGGTAGTGTATTTTATTTGTAATTCAGGGAAAGCCGAATCTAAGATAGATCTGGCGTCCTGATCTATGTTAGCAGAAATACTACATTGGAATTTATGGGACAACACATCTTCCTTCTCTTTTAAAAGAGTTTTTAGACTTGAATCTACATGTAGAAACAAATCTGAATTCTCTTTGAAGTTTAATCTGGAAGTGACCTGTTTCAGCAATTCTCCATACATAGTCTCAAGGTTAAGACATGAGACTAAGTCGTTCTTTTGAAAGGTCTGTGCCATCTTAAAATTATATAATATAAGAAAAGAAGATAGGAGGTGAGAAAGAAGGAGCAAGAAAAAGTAAAGAAAGAAAACAAAAAGATGAGAAGATTATTTAAAACAAAACTGACTCAAGACGAGAAAAAGGGCACAAAACCCCTCCGTCCAGAAAAAGATTGGAGAAATAAGAGAGGAGATCTGACACACACAGAATACTGGTTGGGTCCAAGAACGACTTACCCAGAGGTGGACGAAGAAGAAGAAGAATGTAGCGGGGATGAAGACTACAGAATAACCGCCGCCACGGAAAAAGACTGGGAAGAAGGATGTAGATACGTAAACAAGGAAGAGAGAAATGAAATCTACAGAATGACAGATGGACCACAAAGAAAACTAGAGAAAGAAATTGTGAAAATCTTAGCAAATTACGGTGAAAAACACTTGCGTGAGAATCAAGTGATGACTATGAGTAAAAAGATAGAATTTAGAAGTGGGGGAAAAAGGACAGAAATACAAAAATTTAGACTCGAAACAAACAATAAAGAGAAAGTTTGAAAAGG